GGGGCCTAGAGTTAAACCTGGAACATCTAAGGGGGATAGTTATTGTGCTAGAAGTTTAGGTATCAAGAAAAGGGTTTCTAAGAAAAAACAAAATGATCCTAATACTCCAAACAACTTATCTCGTAAAAGATGGAAATGTTCTGGAGCAAAATCAAAAAAATAATGAATAAATTTGACAAAAACTTTATTACTATTAAATTATTTATGGGGTGGATCTTATTAATATTAATACTAATATGTTATGCTCATTGTTCAGAAGTATCTAAAACATCAAAAATACAAAAGATAATAAACACTCATAATAGTGTTAAAGAATCTGATAAGTCATATCCTATAGTTCGTAAGTCTCCATCTAGTCAGAAGACAGTAATAGGTCAAGATAGCATAAGAATCATACCTACCATAGACACTTTGAAAGTAGTGAATCCGTGATTAAGAGTTACTTTAATAGCGTAAAGGAAACATTACTATACTTTGACTTTCAACCATTGCTATTTTTTTGGGTTGTAAGTGATTTTTTAAACAATCAAGTACTATGGACCAATTTATCTTATTGGGAGAGCGTAGGCCAAGCAAATACGTATTGGTTATACTTTGCATACCTCTTTGGTAGTATTGGTATGCTTATATCCATTAATGATATAAAATGGCTATCTAGATTTATAAGTTATTACTTAATACTATACTTATTTTCTACTATACGTTATTTAGTAAGTGTATATACTACTGTGGATACTGAACCATTCACTATGGTAGATTTTAAGAATATATTAATAACATGTTGGTATGCATTCATGTGGATATGGGTATTATTTAAATTAAAGAAAGAAATGCTTAATAAATCAATGAGATATGAATGAGAATATACTCACAGTAATAATAACAGCAATAACAGTATTAGGTGGGGCAGGAGCATGGAAGTTTTATGAATTTATTATTCGTAATAAAGCAGTTAAGAATAAAGAAGACCTTGCTGAACAGAATATATATAGGGAAGACCTAAAAGCAAGAGTAGATAAGCTTGAGTCAGATAAAGATGCATGCAATAACTCTTTGTTAGCAATGAGTATTGAGCTAGCATCAATTAAAGTCAGAATAGAGTTTGTAGAGAAGGAAAATGAAAGACTAAAATATAGACAATGACAAAAGGTGAATTAGTAAAATTAGGGTTTAATAAAGTTTTAATAGAACATATTGAAGATATGTATGTATCAAATAATTACTATTATGAGTTAAGTTTTGGGGAACTAGTATTTATTTCTGGTGATAAAGATCAAGCTGATAATGATGATGGTTGGTATGTCACCACTCCATGTCATTCTTTAAAATTCCACCACTTTGCGGAGCTTGAAACCGTAATCAATATCTTTAAACGTAATAAATTTTCATAGAATAGTCCAATAAACTTTTTTTATTTAAACTTTTTTTATATCTTTGCTAATATTAATTTAAAATATTAGACAAATGACCAATCCAGATTTATCAGACAAAGAACCTCAATTAAGCAAAGAGGAACTCTCAAAACGTAGAGAAGAGATCACAACATTTTATAAAGACAACATCCCTCATTTAGAAGTTCAGGCTGATTATGAGATGTTATTAGCTGCTATAGAAAAAGCTAGAGCAGAAAGAATGCAAGCACAAATGTTTATGGCTCAGCAGTATGCTGACCAAAAAGAAGGTGCCGTAGACCCTAATTCTGAAGAAGGCAAAGCTTTTAAAGAAGCAATGGCTAATGCAGTAGATCCTAAATAGATATGAGACAGCTTAAAAAAGGCAGTAAAGGCCCTGATGTACTTACCCTTCAAAAAAAGATAGGGTTATCACAAGATGGTATGTTTGGTCCTATGACAGAAAAAGCTGTAGAAAGATATCAATTAGATAAAAACTTACCTATAACAGGTATAGTGGATAACTTAATGTGGAGTCTTATTTTAAACATTGAGTATTCCATTCCAGATGAAATTGATGAAGATACTGATTTACATCAACAATATTATAAAACTAGTTATGATCAAATAATTCATAAACACTTTTTACCTAAATCAGAATATATTGATAATAAAATTGTTAATGAATATGTTTTTCTACATCATACTGCAGGTAATTCAAATCCATATGCATGTATAGATTACTGGGGTAGAGATACAAGAGGTAGAATAGCAACAGAATTTGTTCTAGGTGGAAAGAATCATAGAAATGGTAATAATGATCATGATGGTGTTATGGTTCAAGCTTTTCCAGAAGGTAATCAAGGATGGCACTTAGGTAAAACAGGATCAGGTTATATGAACCGTCATTCTGTAGGATTAGAAATATGCAATATGGGATATTTAAAGCATGAGGATGGTTTATATAAGACATACGTTAATTCTAAATGTGAAGAAGATCAAATAATAAGATTAGAAGAACCATTTAGAGGTAATCTTTTTTGGCATGCATATACTAATGACCAGATTAAAGAAACTGAAAAGTGGATAAGATGGGTTGGTGAAAGAGATGAGATAGATGTGAGATTAGGATTAAAACAATTCATTCAAAAATATGGACCTCATAAAGGTTTTGGATTTGTAGAGGAAGCCTATTATGGAAAAGTAAAAGGATTATTAACACATACCAATGTCAGAAAGGATAAGTCAGATTGTTATCCTCACCCTGATTTAGTGGATATGATATTAAGTTTATAAAATGGCAATAGTAAATAAAGTAAATTTTAAATTACAAACAGATATAGATACATGTATCAAGTATCAAATATTAACGTATTGTTTTTTTGAAAACATATTGATTAGTAATTCAGATTTAAAGTTTTTAATGGAGCTTTCAAAGAATAATAAAATTGAGTTAACTCAGTTCTGTACTACTTTAGTGGATATGGAAATATTTAAAAGTCCTCAGTCTGCTAGAAATGCAATTACCAAAGCTGAAAAAAAACAATTACTTACTAAAGATGGAATAAATAAAAAAACAATTTCTATTAGTAAAGTGATTAATGTACAGGCCAAAGGTTTAGTTTTACTTGATTATAAAATATTAGGAAGTGAATCCAAAGAGTCATAAGGAATTTAAGAAGGGTATTGCTGATGAAGTAGGAGTGCATGAATCTGTTGTAGATGATTTTATTTCTTTCTATTATGGAAAATTAAGATCTAAGTTATCTAAGTTAGAATTTCCAAGAATTTATGTTCAAGGATTAGGTACATTTTATTTAAGAAAAAACAAACTTGAGAACGCAATAAAAAAAAATAAAAGTATATTAGGTAACTTGACTAAAAGAACATATATTGGGTTTGCAAAAAGTGAAGACATACAAAATAACATTGTTCAAATGGAAAAAGCAATGAAACAAATGGAAAAGGATATATTAAATAAAAAAAAGTTTAAAAATGGTAAAGTGGAGTAAGTATTTAGCTGTGTTTAAAAACATTAATCAGATAACTGAAGGAATAAAGAATAATGTATTTAGAAAAGAACATATAGAAGCTGTTGCTACAGATAGATTTCAAATATGTATTGGTTGTAGTTTATTTGATGCAAAAGGAGATAGTTGTATAGCTCCAGGTACTCAACCTTGTTGTTCTGATTGTGGATGTAGTTTAAAGTTTAAAGTAAGATCATTATCAAGTGAATGCCCTAAAGGATATTGGGATGCATTAGTACCTGAAGAAACTGAAGAATTAATAATAAAACAAATAAATGAAAATGAGCAATAAATTAACTAAAGCACAAATAATAGGAGAGTTATTAACAGAAGAACAAATTACAACAGAAGAGGCAATTACTTTATTGAGTAGTGAACCCACCACTATAATTTATAATATTCAGTTGCCAGAAAATGAAGAACAACCCTTATATGGTAATATGTGGGATCAATCATCAACACTAGACTAATGACATTACAATTTAAAGAGGAAGGACATATATATGAAAGTATAGATAAAGATAATATTACTTGGGTAAGTGTTACATCTTTAGTGGGTAAATTTAAACCTAAGTTTGATAGAGATGGGCAAGCTATTAAATCATCTAAGAATAAAAGATCTAAATGGCATGGTATGACACCTAAAGAAATTATAGCTGCGTGGGATGGTGAAACAAAAAGAGCTATAGACTTAGGAAACTTTTATCATAACCAAAGAGAAGATGATATGATAGGTTTAAATACAATAGGAAGACATGGTGTAGAAGTACCCATTATAAAACCTATTATAAATGAAGAAGGAATAAAGATATCTCCTGAACAAAAGGTATCAGAAGGAGTATACCCTGAACATTTAGTTTATCTTAAATCTGCAGGCATATGTGGTCAAGCTGATGTTGTAGAAATAGTTAATGGGTATATTAATATCAATGATTATAAAACAAATAAAGAAATAAAACATAAAGGGTTTACTAATTGGGAAGGTATAACTAATAAGATGTTTAGACCATTAAATCATTTAGATGATTGCAATTTAAATCATTATAATTTACAATTGAGTATTTATGCGTATATTATTAAGAAGCATAACCCTAAATTAAAGATAGGAAAACTAACTATACAACATGTAAAATTTAAACAAGTGGGTGAAGATAAATTTGGCTATCCTATAAATGAACATGTTAATGGAGAACCTGTTTTAGAAAATATAAAAATATATGAACTACCATATTTAAAAGATGAGGTAAATTCATTAATCATGTGGCTAAAAGATAAAAAATAAAACTATGGCAAGAATACCTATTTACCAGACAAACTGGCAAACCTTAAAGCAAATTTTTCCTGTACCACAAACAGGGACTTTAGATCCAGCAGGAAAAGTACAAGGATTTGCATTAAATATTACATCAGATGTATATTTAGATGTAAATACTATAATATATGTACAAGAATACTTTGATCTAGGTACTTTTGTTCTACGTGATGCTAGAATTATAGGTTTAGAAGGAATGGCAGCAATAGTAGTAGAAGAATCATATGATACAATCAAAGCTTTAATGACTAAAGATTGTACAACTTTATGTACTGACGCATGATAGTAAAATTATTTGACATCCAAAATAGTAAGGTTGTAGTAACAGAACACTGTTATACATTACCTTTTTTAAAAGTAATAATGGAAGAATATCCAGTTACATATATGCAAGTATATCAATACTTATTTTATATGGCTTGTCCTAATCCTGATCTTAATCCATTCTTTAATTTACCTGAGCATGAAAAAGAAGATATTATTATTGAAGAGATTAAACTAGAAGAATCTCCGGAAGATCCTAAAATTAGATATGCATTAGACATGTGTAAAAAATTATATGAAACACCTACTTTTAGAGCATATGTAGGAATTAAATCTATGTTAGATAGATTGGGTAAATATATGGAGGTTACACCAATAGAACATGGTAGAGATGGTAATATTAACTCAATGGTTAATGCTGCTGCAAAGTTTGAACAAATAAGACAATCATACAAAGGAGCCTTTACTGATATGAGACAAGAACAAGAAAGCTCTGTACGTGGTGGTGCAGGATTAGCATATGACCAGTTATAATAATAAAAATAAACAAATGAAAAACCAAATAGTAGTGCCAGTAGGAATGAAACTATTGATTAAAGAAATAAAAGCAGAGACAAAGACTGCTTCTGGATTAATCATACCAGAAATAGCTCAAAAAACAACTTACAAGGGTGAAGTAATTGGAAGAGGTGATGAAGTAGAAGAAATACAAATTGGTGATATAGTACAATATGCTGAGCATGCAATGCCTACATCAATGACACACAAAGGCAAAGAACATTTATTATTGCAAGTTGGTGATGTATATGCTATTATAAGATATGAGTAGAGTTATACCTACATATGATAAAGGTAAATGGGGAGTTACTGAATTTGATACTGATGCAGACTTTAGAGAATATTTAGAATCTATTTTTAAAGAACCAGGAAAATATGACTTTACAGAATTAGCTTTTAAATTTAATGAACAAGCAAGAGTATTTAATTCTGAAGGTTTTTATTGTAATTCACCATTTAGATCCAAAGACTTTACAACTTATTGGGAAGATCAAAAGAATAAATGTAGAACTGGGGTTATATATAAAGATGGAGATAAACATTGGTACTTAACCAGAGATTATTATATGTGGTTGAACTTCTTACCTATCTTTGATAAGGAAGAGAAGCATTATGGATTTGCCAAAGTAAGAGATGCACAATATCATATGGCATTATATGAAATCATTGCTGAGTTAAATAATCAACACGTTGCTATACTAAAGAAGAGACAGATTGCCTCATCTTATTTTCATATGGGAAAGATTATAAATCAATACTGGTTTGAAGAAGGATCTATATGTAAAATTGGAGCATCACTTAAAGATTATATTAATGATAAAGGTTCATGGAAATTTTTAGAAGAATATAAAACATTTTTAAATGAACATACTGCTTGGTATAGACCAAGTAATCCTGAGAAGGTTTTATTATGGCAACAACAAATTGAAGTCAAAATAAACAATAGAAAAACATCAAGAGGTCTTAAGTCTAAAATACAGGGTGCTTCATTTGAGAAGAATGCTACTACTGGGGTAGGGGGCCCATGTACTTACTTTTTTCATGAAGAAGCAGGTATTGCAAAAAACATGATGCAGACATATGAGTACTTACGTCCTGCTATGTCTTCTGGTATGATTACAACTGGACAATTTATTGCTGCCGGATCAGTGGGTGATTTGCAACAATGTAATCCATTAAAGGATATGATTCTTAGTCCAGGTGCCAATGATATTTATGCTGTAGAAACTAACCTTATGGATGCTGATGGTACTATTGGTATGGCAGGATTATTTATTCCTGAACAATGGTCAATGCCACCTTACATAGATGACTATGGCAACTCTCAAGTAGAAGAAGCTATTAAAGCAATTAATATAGAAAGAGCAAGATGGAAGAATGAATTAAACGGAGAACAATTTCAATTAAGAATATCTCAAAAACCTCTTAATATTGCTGAAGCTTTTGCATATAGAAAAGAATCAATATTTCCACAAGGTATATTAAGTAAACAATTAAAGAAAATTGAAGAAAAAGAATACCCTTATGAACTAATTGCTTTAGATAGAGATGAGACAGGAGTAATAGCTAAGAGAACAAGTAAGTTACCTATAACTAAATTTCCAGTAGATAAAAAACAACAAGATAAAACAGGAACAATAGTAGTTTGGGAAAGACCAACAAAATCACCTGCATTTGGATCATACTATGCTTCTATTGACCCTGTATCAGAAGGAAAGACAACCACATCAGATTCACTATGTAGTATTTTTGTATATAAGAATGCTATAGAAGTGACTAGGCAATTAGAAAGCGGAGATGTAGAACAATTTATTGAAAAAGATAAGGTAGTTGCTGCATGGTGTGGTAGGTTTGATGATATAAATAAGACACATGAAAGATTAGAGTTAATTATAGAATGGTATAATGCTTGGACAATTGTAGAAAATAATATATCATTATTTATACAACATATGATTGCAAGAAGAAAGCAAAGATATTTAGTTCCTAAACAACAGATATTATTCTTAAAAGAAATAGGATCTAATAAAACTGTATATCAAGAATATGGATGGAAAAATACAGGTACATTATTTAAAAGTCATTTGATTTCTTATGCAATTGAATTTTTAAGAGAGGTGATAGATGAAGAAACAGATACGGAAGGTAATGTAATGACACAAACATTAGGTATAGAAAGAATACCGGATCCTATGCTTTTAAAAGAAATGCTTGCATATCATCCTGGTTTGAATGTGGATAGGCTAGTTGCATTTGGAGCATTGATTGCTTTTGTAAAAATACAACAGTCTAACAGAGGATATACAAAAAGACGTGAATCAGAGGGTGATTCCTTGGTAAATCCAGAAAAAATGAGTAAATTAAAGTATAGTCCGTTCAAAAATATTGGACGGAATGGAGTAACTAATTCTAGAAGTAGGAGATCTGGCTTTAAAAATTTTAAATAGATGAGAGTATTAAATGCAATGCAAATGAAGAATGGTGCCAAAGCAGAGAGTGGGCCAACATTTTCTAGCTTAACACAGCCAGTTCAATTTATACCATATAAAGATAAAACTGATAATTGGGCAGCATGGAATTTAGACTGGTTAGAATTACAAGGTATAGAATTTTTACGTGTAAATTCTAGAAGACTTCTTAAGAATTATAAATTAGCTAAAGGTGTAATTGATAAAACTGATTATATAGTTGAACCAGATAATGACTATAAAGATATGATGGATGTTCTTACTAAAGAGAATGATTCAGCATTAGAATTAAAGTTTTACCCAATTGTCCCAAATGTAATTAATGTATTAACTGGTGAGTTTGCTAAGAGATATTCAAAAGTACAGTTTAGAGCTGTTGATGATGCTTCTTATAATGAAATGTTAGAACAAAAAAGACTTCAAATTGAAGAATCTTTATTGGCTACTGCTGAAGCAAAAATGGTACGTAAGATGATTGATATGGGAATGGATCCAGCATCTGAAGAAGCACAACAACAACTTGATCCAGAAAATATAAAGTCATTACCAGAAATAGAAGATTTTTTCAGTAAGTCTTATAGAAGTATGGTAGAAGAATGGGCATCCCATACACTTGCAGTAGATGAAGAAAGATTTTATATGCAAGAACTTGAAGAAAGAGGATTTAGAGATATGCTTATTGCAGATAGAGAATTCTGGCATTTTAGAATGTTAGAAGATGATTATGATGTAGAGCTATGGAATCCCGTATTAACTTTCTATCAAAAATCTCCTGACCAAAGATATATAGCAGATTCTAACTATGCAGGTAAAGTAGATCTAATGACGGTAGCTGATGTAGTAGATAGATATGGATACTTAATGGATGCTAAGCAATTAGAATCTTTACAAAAAATTTATCCAGCTAGATCAGCACAATACCAAGTAAATGGATATCAAAATGATGGTTCATATTATGATGCAACTAGATCACATGAGTGGAATACTAATGCACCTGGTTTAGCATATAGACAATTTACTAGTAATTATCAGAATGATCCAGCAAGAGGTGGAGACATATTAAGTGAAATTCTTGATGAAAATGAAGATATATCTATGTGGGGTGAAGGAAACTTAATGAGAGTTGCTACTATATATTGGAAGACTCAAAGAAAAGTTGGACACTTAACTAAAATAGAAGTTGATGGTGAAGTAACTCAAGAAATTGTTGATGAAACATTTAAGATTACTAAAAAAGCTGTATTTGATACATCTATATTTAAGAACAAAAGTAAAGAGAACTTATTAGAAGGAGAACATATAGATTGGATATGGATCAATGAAGTATGGGGAGGAGTTAAAGTAGGTCCAAATCTTCCAGCAATGTGGCAATCTACAATGGGTGATAATATAAACCCTATATATTTAGGAATTAACAGAACTAAACCTGGTAGGTTACCATTTCAATTTAAAGGTAACAACACACTTTACGGGTGTAAATTACCTGTAGAGGGAAGGGTATTCTCTGATAGAAACACTAGGTCTACTTCTTTAGTAGATTTGATGAAAGCTTATCAAATTGGTTATAATATGGTTAATAACCAAATTGCTGACATTCTCATAGATGAATTAGGAACAGTAATTATGTTTGATCAAAATGCTTTACCACGTCATTCAATGGGTGAAGATTGGGGTAAGAATAATTATGCTAAAGCATGGGTGGCAATGAAGGATTTCCAAATGCTACCTTTAGATACATCTATTACTAATACTGAGAATGCAACTAACTTCAATCATTACCAAACTCTAAACATGGAGCAAACTAGTAGATTGATGTCAAGAATACAATTGGCTAATTATTTTAAAGAACAATGCTTTGATGCTATAGGAATTAATCCACAACGTCTAGGAGGAGCTGTATCAGCTCAAACAGCAACTGGAGTAGTACAAGCTATGCAGCAATCATATGCTCAAACAGAGATGTATTTTGTACAGCATTCTGATCATCTGATGCCAAGAATACATCAAATGAGAACTGATCTTGCACAATACTACTGTAGTACTAATCCAAGTGTTAGATTATCATACATCTCTACAGAGGCTGAGAAAGTTAATTTTACCATTAATGGTACTGATCTATTACTTAGAGACTTTAATGTATTTGCAACTACTAAAACTAATCATAGAGCTATATTGGAGAATCTAAAACAAATGGCTCTTACAAATAATACTACTGGAGCAAGTATATATGAATTAGGTAATATTGTTAAAGCTGACTCAATTGCTGAAGTATCAGATATCCTAAAAGATTCTGAAGCAAGAATTCAAAAACAAAGAGAGCAAGACATGCAGCAACAACAACAAATGCAAGAACAACAACTCCAAGCTAAAGCTCAAGAAGAACAGCAAAAATTACAAGTTGAAATATCTGAAAATCAAAAAGATAGACAGAATGATATTACATTAGCTGAAATTAGGTCAGCAGGATTTGGTGCACCATCTGATATTAATGAAAATAAAGTATCTGATTATCAAGATGCTATGAAAGATATTAGAGAAACTACTCAGTATAGAGAACAAATGAATATGAAGCGTGAAGAAAATGCTTCAAAATCTACTCAAGAAAATAATAGATTAACTGTAGAAAGAGAGAAAATATCAAGTCAAAACTATATAGCTGATACAAAACTTCAAATAGCCAAAGAGAATAAAAATAAGTATGATGTTAACAAAAAGAAGGATAAAAAATAACTGTTAGCTATATACTGCAATTTATTTTCACTTTTACTAAAATTTATTAAGTTTATCATGCCTGAAATGTAATAAACATTTCTTATATTATATGTATAGTAAGTATTAATATTAAAACCAACAAATATTATGAATGCAACAGAAACGCAAACTGTGAAAAGTAACGTAGAAAAAGTAGATATTAATTTAGATGAGATATTCAATGCCGCTCCAAGTGGTGCTGATATGTTACAGGATGATACTGCTTCAAAAAAACCTAAAAGTATTTTTTCAGGTTTACAAGAAAAAGCTGATATGTCATTTGCTGATCCAGATAATGATGGAGTAGATGATATAACTGCTAAAGTAGATGAAAAAGAAGAAAAAGAAGAAGCAGAAGAAAAAACTGAAGTATTAGCAGATGATAAAACTGATAAAACTGAAGTAAGTGGAAAAGATAAAGATAGTGCTAAAGATATTTTAGATTCTTTTTCTGAAGAGGACACTGAAGAAGAAGACACAAAAGAAAAAAGAGGTAGAAAATCTATTAGTGGTATCTCAGATGTATTTGGTAAATTGATTAAAGATGACAAGATTGTTGCCTTTGATGATGACAAAGCATTAGAAGAATATACTGCTAAAGATTGGGAAGAACTTATTGAAGCTAACTTAGAAGAAAGAGCTAATGAAGTAAGACGTGAAACTCCTAAACAATTTTTTGCTAGTCTACCTCAAGAATTACAGATTGCTGCTAAGTATGTAGCAGATGGAGGAAAAGATCTAAAAGGATTATTTTCAACATTATCAGAAGTAGAAACAACTAAGAGTTTAGATATTAAGAAAGCTTCTGATCAAGAAAAAATAATTACAGAATATTTAAGTGCTACTGGATATGGGAACACTGAAGAGATTCAAGAAGAAATAGAAATTTGGAAAGACTTAGGAAAGTTAGAAACACAAGCTTCAAAGTTTAAGCCAAAATTAGATAAAATGCAAGAGAAAGTTGTTGCTCAGAAATTGAAAGAGCAAGAGATGAAACAAAAACAACAAGAAAATGCATCACAAGCATATATGAAAAATGTATATGAAACATTAAAAGAAGGTAAATTAGGAGACATTAAAGTAGATAGAAAGACTCAAGCTATGTTGTATAATGGATTGGTACAACCTAATTATCCATCAGTAAGTGGAAGAAACACAAATTTACTTGGACACTTACTTGAGAAATACCAATTTGTTGAACCTAATTATGCATTGATTTCAGAAGCCTTGTGGTTATTACAAGATCCTGTAGCTTATAAAGCAAAAATCATGGATAAAGGAGCTCAACAAAGTGTTGAGAAAACGGTTAGAAAATTAAAGAGTGAACAAACAAATGCAGGAGGTGCATCATTAGGAGTTCATCAAGCTGAAGAAGAAGGTAAAAGAACTTCTCCAAACAAAAGAAAAATAACTAGACCAACCAACATTTTTAAAAGAATTTAATTAACATTAAATATAAACACTAAAACAATTATTAACAAAAACAATCAAAAATTATGGCAACTCCAGTATTAAATAATGGGATTTTCTTAAGAGATACAAGCTACAAGGCTAGTTCTCATGTTGATTCTTATCACCTAACCCAAATGCTTGGTAACCCTGAGCCTATGGATATGGGACCAATTGATTTATGGGCAATGACCCAAAAGGTAGAAATGCCTTTATATCAAATGGCTTCATTCGGTGGAAAGAATACAATCATGGTGGACAATGCACGTGGTGAGTATAAATGGCAAACTCCTATTGCACAAGATCTTCCTTATGTAGTGGCGGATATTGAACCAGCTACCGACAATAAAGGTGTAGATGGAACACTATTTAGAATTAAGATCAACAAAAGAACTTTTGGACACGGTGACATTATTACTTATGATAAGTATAATGGACTAGAACTTTACATCACAGCGGATGATATTATCCCTGCAGGTGACGGTTTTGTATACACAGTTCAATTAGTAAACAACAACAACACGGCTTTCTTGGATAACAAGTATTTAGCTAAAGGTACTAAATTCTTCAGAAAAGGTTCTGCAAGAGGTGAGTACGGAGAAAGATTCTCTGACATTGAAACAGGTTCTGGTTTCCGTGAATTCTACAACTTTGTAGGAGGAGCAGAAGCACATGTTCACTATTCAATTTCTTCTAGAGCAGATTTAATGATCAAAGGCGGATTAAACGCTGATGGTACTGTACCTGTTACTGAGATTTGGAGAAACTTTAACACTGATCCAAACAATCCATCAGTACCAAGTATTGAAGGACTAGTAGCTAATATGGGTAAAGCAGGAGCTAGAGAAGCATTTGAAAATGGAACTCTTACAAGAACTTTCATTACAAATATGGAAGCAGCTCATTTATCTAAAATAGCAACGGATATTGAAACTTACCTAATGTGGGGTAAAGGTGGTAGAATTAAACAAGATGGACCGGATGATATTAGATTATCTGTAGGTTTATGGGCACAGTTAGATAACTCTTTCAAAAGAGTATATAACAAGTCTTCATTTACTCTTGACATGTTTAAGTCTGAACTTTACAACTTCTACCAAGGTAAAGTTGAATTTAAAGGGCCAGATCCACAAAGATCACTTGTTGTACAAACAGGTATTGGTGGAATGCAATTAATCAACAAAGCAATTGCTGATGAAGTGTATGGTTCAGGATTAGTTCAAAATGCATCTGATATAGGAGCTGTTAAAGGTTCTGGTATGGATTTAGATTATGGTTTTGCTTACACAAGCTTTACTATTCCTTTCTTAGCTAACGTTAAGTTTGTATTGAATCCAGCATTTGATAACTTAAATACTAATGACATTGAGAATCCATTAATTGATGGAAGACCTTTAAGTTCATTTAGCTTTATCATCTTTGATGTAACTGATGAAGGAAGTGATAACATTCATTTATTGAAATTATCTTGGGATAATCAACTTAAATGGTTCTACCAAAATGGTACAATGGATTACATGGGAAGAACTCAAGGGTTTGCTTCTACTGGTCAGTTCAATGGGTATAGAGTTTATATGACTCAGACAATGCCAGCTATTTGGGTGAAGGATCCAACTAAAGTTCTTAAGATAGTAATGAGGAATCCTGTTACAGGAGGATCATTCTAGTAATATTTAAATTTAAAGGGGAGGATTAAACTCCTCCCTTTTTTTTTAATCATTTAAAAATAAGACTATGGCACAATTAAAAAAAGTAACACAAAAATTTCAGGATCCTGCATATGTAGGTAAGAGAGATACTACTGGTACAGCTAGATTACTTCATGTAAATGAGGTAATAAACTGGATTAGAGTGGCAGCCTTAAAAGAAAACCATGTTGATAATGCAGCTGCTAAAGCAGATGGATTAGTTGCAGGAGATCTTTATCACACTGATGGATTTTTAAAAATTGTTATTGACGCATAATCAAAAACTTTAAGTAAGATTAATTTCTTACTTATAGAAATTTTAGTAATAAAAATGTACAAAATTTTGTACTTTTGATGTGAGTAACTATTTATTAATTTTTTAAAACCAAAATATGGAAGATTACACTATTGTTGAAAAGTATCAACACAGAAAAACAAGCAGTAATATTGCTGTACGCCCTTACTTTAATCCTGGAAAGGAGAATATGGGACTAGAAACATATGGACTATCTTTACATGATGGAGTATTTCATGAAGAATCCTTAGCATGTTTAGAAATGAACGGAGTAAAAAGATACGTAACTGGATTAAATGAGTTTGCTCCAGATGTAAAAATGTTACCTCCAAAAGAAAAGAAAGCAAAAATTGCAGAAATCAGACAGGTTGTGTCTGAATTAGAAGCTGAATTAGCTGCTAATGTAGTTGATCCAGAAGATAAAGATTTCTGGAATAAATTAACTGTTATGAAGCCGGATAATTCTAAATTTTGGGATAAAATATCTTTAAGATGTGGTAATGATCCAGTATTTTTAGATGGTGAAGTTGATCCTTATGATAGAATTAAATTACATGCTATCAAAGCAGGTGGTTTTTCTATAGTAGCTAAATCATTACATGCTGCAAAAACATCTCAATCAGGTCCTAAATTTTATTTAGATACTGAAAAAGAAACATTAACAACTAGAACAGAATTAACTAAAATAAAAAATAAAGCTTTAACATCTTTACAAAATTTATTTGATGGAAATACTACTAAGTTATTATATGTAGCAAAAATAGTAGATGCTGATAGTATTCAATATACAACCAATACACCAAATGATATTCTTTATGAAAACATGGATGAATATATTACTGGTAATGGTGCTGAATCAAACAAGAAAAGAGCAGCTAAACAATTCTTAGAAGTATCTCAATTAGATATGGAAGAATTAAAAATTAGAGCTCTTATTAAAGATGGACTATACTATAGATTCATTACTACTAAAGCTGGAGGATGGATTGAACCATTAGATAGTGGAATAAGATTAGGTAAAAGACCATCTGAAGTATTAGAATTTTTAAAAGATCCAAAGAATGAAGAACAACTGTTATCTTTAATGGATAAAGTTGAACCATATTGGAATTCATAAATATATAAATAATGGAAAATAGTACACTCTTAATTAAACTAAAACAAAGACTTAATAAGTTAGATAGTAATGACTATGATAACATTGAGTGTTGGCAGTTTATTGAAGCTTTTAATAAAGCTCAAATTGAGTGGTGTAGAAGAAATCTACATGGAGGTAACATGTATAAAGAAGGAGATGAGTTATCAAAGAAAAGAATTGATGATTTACAACCTTTATTAAGAGAGTTATCTTTAACAGGTACTGAAACAAATACATATTTTGAATCAAATAATTTTCCAGTAGATACATATTTAGAATTTAAAACAATAACTACATCTGCAAAAGATGAGTGTTGTCCAGATCCTAGAACAATGACAGTATATTTAGCTGAAGAAGCTAATGTATCATTGTTACTTAGAGATCCTTTAAAGAATCCAGATTTTGAATGGGGTGAAACATTTTGTACAATGTTAGACAATAAGATAAGAATATACAGGAATAGCAATTTTAATATTGTTACTCCTGTATTAACTTATTATCAAAAGCCTGTGTATATACAAGTAGAAAACTGTACAGATCCATATACAGGAAATATTAGTTTGACTAATGTAAATTGTGAATTTAAAGATGACCTAGTAGAAGTAATGCTTGATGATACTGCAGCAATTATTGCAGGAGACATAGAAAATACGTATCAGCAACAAAGAGGTACACAAGCAGCAGAAAGAAACAATTAATATCTTGCTTATTTAGTAGAAAAGTAGTATATTAATTATATAGTAACAAAGATGTTACGTGCAGAGTAAACTGTTTAAATCATTTTTATAACTAGTGGGGGTAATGGTCCTCACATAAAACAAAAATTATGGCTTATTTTAACAATGCGTTCAACAAGACGTTTATTGCAGATAGTACACTAGCAACTGCTGGTACTGCAACAGGTGCTCTTACCGCAGGACAAGTAGCTTTAGTAGACGGAGGTGACTGGCAATCAGTTGCTCTTGCAGGTGGTGCAGCTGTCCCAGGTATTACAACTGGGGACATGGCATACTTAGTGCAAGGTTCTTTCTATACTAAAGATACAATTGGAAACAATCCTGGACACGGTGGGTACAAAGAATCAGTAAAATCTAAGGGTATTAACCCAAGATACATTACTAGATTATGGGAAACAAACTGTACAGTAGCTAGTCAAGCAACAGCTTGCCTTTCTTTAGCTTCAGATTGTGCACCATGTGGTAAAACACAATTTATGAGAATTGATGTGAAGGGTTCACCTGCACTAAGATTCTTAAATCATAATGCATATGCAATTGCTGACTCAGCAAATGTATGTTGTATAGATGGACAAGAGTTTATTGACCCAGCAGTTATTTTAGGTGCTATGGGAGATATGGCTCTTAGTGATCCATTAATCAAGCCTTTTGTTAAGGAAGCTGATCTTAATGGGCTTTTAGAAAACGCAGGTCTTACATTAGCTGGTGGTGTAGCTTACACTGTAGGTGTTAAAGAAACAACTGCTGTTGATACAAATGGAACTGCAATTACTTCTGTTAATAGACCAGGATATGTTACTTCTAAAGTTGAGGTATTAACTATATCTGGAACAGGTGTAATTGAAAGTTATGATATTGCACAAGCTGGTGCTGCTTATGAAGTAGGTGATGTTGTTACTTTAGTGGATGCTGCGGCAACTACTGATGCAACTTTAACTGTTGCTGCTGCAGGTTTAACTGCAGGAGGTGTAAGAGTTACATCAACTACTGCTGCAGGTGTTGCAACTACTTCTATTTATACTATTGCACAGGTTAAACCAGGAAGTTCAGTTTCAGGAGCATATGTTCCTTCAACAGATCCAAATGGTACAGTTAAAATTTCTGCTGAATTATGTGTTGTAGGTGCTTACGTTGATACACAATTTGGTAATTGTTCATTTGATACAAGAGATCATTTTAATGCAGAACCTGTTGAAATCATTTTATCTCAACTTGATGAAACTGGTGATCCATGTAATGATTGTGGTGTAGTTACAAGAACTCCTGGTTCAATGCAACAAACACAAGGTGAAGAAGTTATTAGAGACTTAATCATGTCTGAAAGATACCGTCAATCTCCTTATAATCAAGGAAATGCTGACAGTGCTAGAATCAGAGAGATTGAATTATCTGATGAATTACTTGCTGCTGTTGATAGAACTGCAACATATAAAGCTTACTACATTCAGCACTCAGTGCCAAGGTTTAATAACCCAACTGGTGTGTTTGATAATGATCAATATGTATATAAGATCTATGTAAAATGCTCTGATGTTGAAGCACAAACTGCATATGAACTATTAATGACTGGTTTAGTTAATTGGGCAAGTGATAATGGTAATAAAATAGTAGTTGAACAAAACGCTGTTTGGTAAACAAATAACATTTTAATATTTAATTAGGGTAGGGGATAAAACTCCTACCCTTTTTATTTTCTATATCCTTTAAAATTTTGTATATTATCTATATAGTATAATTAAGTAATACAAAATGGCAAGCAAACATATATTAAGTTTAGAAATTCCCACAGTATCTAACTGTGGTTTACTATGTATAAAAGATACAAGTCAATACTCTGATGATTTAGCAGTAGATTGTGAAGAGTTGTTGATTACACTTCCAGGTTATAGTGTACCCGTACTTATTAAAGTAACTAAAGGATTTGATTTTTGTTTAACTGCTTGCACACTTGCATTGCAGACACTTAATTGTGGTGATGTACAAGACAATATTCCTGATGGAATATATATTATTAAATATAGCGTATCACCAAACTCTAAAGTTTATGTAGAATATAATCATTTAAGAGTAACAAAACTACTAACTACATACTATAAAGTGTTATGTGAATTAGATGTACAAGCATGTCAACCTAGTTCAGATAAAGAATCATTATTAGCAGAATTAAGTTATATAAGAACATTAATTGATGCAGCAGTATCTAATGTAGAATATTGTCAATCAGCTGCACAAGGTATGCAATTATATAATTATGCTAAAACTAGACTGAATAAGATTGCATGTCCGTCAGGTAATTGTGGATCAAGTTCAAAATATTTAATTTAAAACCAAACCAAACATGGCTAATTGTGCACATTGCTCAAAACAATTTACTTGTGGCTGCCAAAAAGCATCATTATTAGACGGAACAATAGTCTGTAAGCAATGTGAAGCTAAATCTAAAGCTGCAGGTACAACTGCAAGAGATTTAAATTTAGAATTAGCTAAACAACAGATACAAGATTTAAGAAATAAATAATATGGCTACATCTACTATAATAGCATCATCTAATACAGAAAGGCAAAGTGAACTAGCTTTATTAAAAAGAATAAAGACTGAGCAAACTTTTTCTAATCAAGTATATGCAAATTTTCAATCTCTTAGATTTGGAATAGATGCTTGTTGTTATGAAAATTATGATTCTTCTGTTATAAAGAAAGAACTATGTGATTGGCAAAATGCTGCAAGTTCTAAGATTGTAGTAGCTAGTGGAACAAAAGGTGTCTTTGTTGAACCTCTTAAAAAAATAAACACTGCAGCAAGTATGTCTTGCCCTGAAGTTCCAACTAATGTTTGCACAATAGTTGACTTAGAAACTATTCTTGCTGATGCAGGAACATACACGCAATGTTTTGATGTTGCATCTGCATCATGGACTGTAACACATAACTTAGGAAAATTTCCTTCAGTTACTGTAGTTGATTCAACTAATACAATTGTTGTAGGAGATACTGTATATACAGATAGTAATACTATTAATTTAACTTTTCAAACTGCATTTAGAGGATGTGTCTTCTTAAATTAAAAATATAATAAATAAAAAACAAATAAAAAACAAATATAATGGCAATACAATTTCTAAATGGTCTTAATATTGATGGTGACATTGATCTTAATAGTAACCAAATTAAACAAGTCCGTATAGACAACAACAATGGTGCTCCCACGGGATCACTGGGAAGAATCTATTATGACACAGGAACAAATAAACTTAGACTTTATAATGGAGCATGGGTAGATATTGATACAGGAACAGATGGAGACACTACTTATGATTTAACAGGTGTTGGTTCTACAAATGGAACAGCAGGTGTTAGACTTACTGGTTCAGATGCAACTACAGATGATGTAATATTTACTGGTGCTGGTACAGTATCTGTAACAAGAAGTGGAAATACTTTGACAGTTACAGGAACAGATTCAGCAGCAGGTACAGTAAC